TACAGCAGCTACGATTGATAGAATCGTTTTAAGATCTGTGCTTACTTTTGTGTTTTCGTTTACCTTCATTTTGGCATTGCCTGTTCCATGATTACAACATCAGGATTATCTTTTAGATATTGTATTTTTAAATTTTCCCAATGACTACCCTCTGGTTTCTTGTCAATAAACTTAACAACTCCTAATTTATTACACATATTAAATAACTCTGCAAATTCTACAGGTGGGGGACTGATATTAGGTATTCTTTTACACTCTTTTATGAGTTCTAATTGGGTTTTTATTTTACTTTTCTTCTGCATTTCTGCAATATATTCATCGCTACATACAGCACCTAGAGGCATACGAAATCTAAAACCTAACATTTGATTTTGGTATTCATCACTTGTGCCTGTTTTATATTCTTGTTGTCGAAGTTCTGTATAAGTTTCCCAACTACCTCTTTCACAAGTTCCGTAGTCATTTAGATATTCATTCCTTGCTTGTACGTAAGTTGCAACGCAAAGAAAAAATGCGATCCAGAGTAAGTTATCTCGTAAGGTCTTTAAGGTCATAGGTATGATCCCTCACTGTGTCTGCTAATTGTCTGTATAAGTTTTCTGCCATAGACCATGTTGCTTCAGCTGCGGACAATCTTTGTTTAAGGTCGTTAATATCTGCTGTGGAGCTAGTTATTTTAGACTCCATTTTAAAAATAGTTTCTTGGTTAGCTGTAATAGTATCTGTCAAAGATAATACATATCTAACCGATGTAAATGTTCCGGCTATGATTGCAGCCACAACAGGTACAATTACAATATTTTTTTTAAACCACTCTAGTTTACTTTTTGTTTTTTTCATGTTTTTTAAATAACCACTCCACGTACAAGTTCCATAGTTTTATTATCCATCTCATAACTAAACTCCTCTATTGACACGATAGACATTCCTCTCCATCATTTTTTGGATTTTTACAAACACAATCATCACAAGGACATAAACCATAAACATCAGCATGTAACTCTTCATTACAATGACATTTACAATTACATTTCTTACATCTATTTTCTGTAGCCATATCCTGTTTTCTTGTTGCCCCATCTTTTATTCCAAGCATAGACATTCATTTTACTTCCAATGCTTTCCATCCAAGATAAAGGTTTATCTATTATTTTTTTTATTAGTTGTTTCATATCATCTATTGCGTCTGGTATTGTTTTCATAATTAGTACCGGGTGATGTAGTCTCCCAACACCACCCTATCCTATAAGCGCTATAAGAATTTAGTCTTGCCAAAATTTTCCGACAATGGATTCCCAAATTGCTTTAATTTTTTCCTTAATTTTTTTAATCATGTTTTTTTTCCTCTATTTCGTAGAAGAACTTATCAGTATCTTCTGTTTTCCATTGACCAGTGTCTTCAACGTTCCACGTATTTGTCTGCACTTTCCAGTCTGGAATGTTATCTTTCACTGTGAAAGAAGGTAAATCCCAAATACATCTGTTGTTAGGTTGTGCAGCAAAATTGCCATCATCGAGAGCAATTATGTGTGCGCACTTATGTTCGTGCGGTATCTCCGAATGGTCGGTGTCTAATATATTAACATCTGGATGTGCGAAATCAACAGTAAATAAGTATTTACCATGATGCCATTTCTTATCTTTTCCAATGTATTTACCTGAAGCTGCGCCTAAAATAGACCAGACAGTAACAGCAGGATAATAACTAAAAGAATTCCAAAGCTCCAGCTCATCAAGGCGTCGCTTGGGAACGTCTTCGGGTTTGTATCCTTGTTGAATAAACGCGCTAATAGGTAGGCGATAAAATATTGCACCGTTACCCATAAGAGCGTGAAATAATATAGCCCTTCCTGACATACATGATATGCCGAATATAATACAGTCTTCAACTTCTCCATGATGTTTTTTAAGATCATAAAGATATTCTTTTCTTATTTGTGCGTAGGTTGCTGGTATGTTTGCGTTTAAATATGCCATACATTTATTTTATGTCTCCCCAATTACTACCTGACTCATAATCAACTTTATTTGGAACCTGTAATTGTACAGCTTCTTCCATAATCTTAATTATCTCTTCTGCCTTTTTTGGAGATTCAATCGATATATCAACTTCATCATGAATTTGTATATGTGGTACTATACCATTTTCATATAAAGAAACCATAGATTTTTTAGTCATATCAGCCGCAGAACCTTGTATTAATTTGTTTAATGCTTTGTATGTAAATGCACGTTTTAAAGGTTCATCATATTCTTTTCTAGCTTGTTCTAATGGTAAAGGTTTAAAAACCCCAAATTGAACAGGTTGCCATAAATCAAAATGACATGCACGACCAAGTAAAGTTCTGATCTTACCTCTATCATTTGCTTTTCTAGATACATTATCCATAAGTTGTTTTACGAATGGAGCTTTTACATGATACTGTCTAATTAATTTTTCTGCTGATTCTTTCATTAATCCTAGTTCAGCCATTAATTTATTTTTACCCATACCATACATTAAACCTAAATTAATTGTCTTGGCTTGTTTACGTTCTATACCTGCCATGTCTGCAACAACCTGGTGGAAATCTGCATCACCTTGATTGTATGCATCAACAATTTCGTCAACACCTGTTAAGTTTTGTAACTTTGCATAGTGTACTAAAATTCTAGGTTCTTGTTGTGAGTAATCGAATGATCCCCATTTACATTTTTCTTCTGGAATAAAAATAGATCTAATCATTGGACCAAGTTCAGGATGTCTTGCTGGTATCTGTTGTAAGTTTGGATTACTCATAGAGAATCTTCCTGTTACTGTTCCACCTGCATCTGATCTTATTTGATTTATATCTGCATGTATTCTTCCATTAACTTCATGTTTAGTTATTGAATCTATAAATGTACTGTGAGCTTTGTTAAGTTCTCTTGCTTCAGCTATCGCTTGTGGTAATTCGTGCGGATGATTCTGTAAAAAGTTTTTAGTAAAACTAGGCTCATTACTTTTTGCTGTTCTGTCATAAGGTAATTTAAGTTTATCAAAAGCTTTTGCAATAGATCTAGCTGCCATAATTTCTACTTCAACACCAGTTAAATCTTTTATTTTTTTTATTAAAGTCTCTTCTCTTTTAATTAAATTTAGTTTAATATTTTGTGCTTTTTCTAAATCAACTCTTACTCCTTTAAATCTCATATCAACTAAACAAGGAAATAATTTTGTTTCCAAGTTAAAAATATCCATAAGTTCTTGATTGTATAATTCTACTTTTAATCTTTGCCAAAGTTTTAAAGTTGACTCTGCATCTCGTTCTGCATATTGACCTACAAACATTGGAGGTAATCTCCACATATCTGCTTTTGGATCTATTCCATATTCTTTTGCAGCTTCTATTAAAATTTTTTCATCTTTACCTATACCTACATAATATTTAGAAAGTGTGTTCAACTGATACGAGAGTCTGTTTTCATCAATTAATGATGCAGCTATCATAGTGTCCACAATGGGTCCTTTTATGGTAAGTCCTGCTGACCTTAACCAACACACATCATACATCGCATTATGAAAGATAAACGTAGTGTTTTGTTGATTTAATACATCTTGAAGCCATTTTAAGACCAATTTACGGTCCATATTTCCACCACCCTCATGTCCTATCGGATAATAGCCTGACCAGCCCTCTACGGCCACCGCAACGCCAGCAATGTGACCTCTATTTGTGACATTACCTGATCCTAGCTGTTTTAGATGAGGATCATTAGTCTCTAAATCTATTGCAATTTCTTTTGCTTCACGCAAATCTTTTAGCTCATCAGGTATGACCCATTCTGTTTCAGGGGTAAATAGGGGTGTCTGTATACTTCTCACGAATAGTCTCTCTCTTTCACCATTTCTAAATAATGTATTGCTTTATCTATATCTTGTATGCCTCCCTTTTGAGAGTGCCTACATATATACTTTATAGCGTTGCCCTCCGCAAAAAGCAACTTGTTTTTGTTTATAAACTCTGCTGGCTGAATCTCCATATACATATAATGAGATCCTCCAACTTGTTTTAACATTGGGTTTTCTCTTTCTGGTGTGTCATCTGACATTCTATTTTTTTTCATAATATATAAGCTCGATCAAAGTTCTTTGGATCTAACACATGCAATTCACGCTTCGCTCTCGTCGCTCCAGTATAGAATAACCTATGTAAT